GGTATGGCGGGTCTGCTCGGCTTCAAAAACACTCTTAAGTTCATTGAGACCGGTGAGTATAAGAAAGCTGCTGATAATATGCTTCTGTCCAAGTGGGCAAAGCAAGTGGGTCAACGGGCGAACCGTTTGGCCAAGATGATGGAGCAAGGCTGATGCCCGAAACCCGCAGGCGTATGCGTATCGGCCCCAACGCTCGGCGCGGCGGCAACATCGATGATCGAAGGGGTGAAGACCGGCGCTTTCAAGTCCTAGCTCGTGATGGTGACATGTACGTTACACCACGTCAGGATGACCCCAGGGTGCACCGGGCACTTCGAAATAGCCGACGCAATGAATCCCGAGTGTCGGACTATGGACAACGAGGGGCGAGGCCTATGTCTAATTCGCGACAGGGGCTTCGGGCCGGAACAACTGCAACTATGGGACGTCGCTAATGAACCTACCTTGGACTGACCTCATCAACCAAATCGGACAAGCAGTGCGTCAAGTACTGCCGAACCCCGAGGCTCAGCGCGAGTTTGACCTCAAGATCATGGAGCTGGCGGCCAAAGCAGAGGAGCAGGAAACACAACTGGCTCTCGGCCAAATCGAGATCAACAAGATCGAGGCTGGCAGTGCTAACCTCTTCGTGGCTGGCTGGCGTCCCTTCATCGGCTGGACCGGCGGCGTGGCTCTGGGGTACACCTGGATTGTCTCCCCGCTCCTGAAGGCGATCTTCGGTCTTGATGAACTTCCCGCCCTTGATGCCGATGCTATCTGGCCTATTATCGCGGCCATGCTGGGTCTCGGCACCATGAGGTCCTTTGAGAAATCTCGCGGCGTAACTACCTCTGTCAATGGGGCTGTCTTGGCTCCGAAACAAGCAGCACTACCGAGAGACCTTGAAGGTCTAGTATAAACACAAAAAGGCCCACCCCCGGTTTGATCCAGAGGTGGGCTTTTTAGTTTATCCCCACTGCTCTGCCATGGCGGCAGCAATGCCTGGGAATGTGGCGGACCGAATCTTCCAGCGGTCCTTGCTGGGTGGCAGGTTATACCACGCCGGGAGGGACTTGCCCGACTTAGTTACGTGCCGTGCACCCTTGTCTACGATCTCTGTAGCCTCTAGCGGAGGCAGATTCTTCAACCAAAGACAAGTAGTCTTGGTGGCTTCATGTCCAAACATCCAAGGCTGGATAATCTGGTCAGGCTTCCGAATCTTAGAGGAGATGACGGAGACAGGATTCTCAAGACAGATTTTGTCAATAGGGGCATCGAGAAGTCGCTGTACGAAATCAAGAGCTCTCTGTTGTCGTCCATCTGCAATCTTGGCTGCAAAGTGTTTGGCCCCCGATACAGCCAAGTCGGTACACGGGGGATGAGCAATCATGAGGTCCCAACCCTTGTCGATGATACCAAAGATATCTTCTTCAAAGTGAGGGCCGGGAGACTCGGTGGGCAACAGGTCGCAGGAGACCGCCTCGTGGCCCCGGGCGAGGAACGCATCGCGCACCACACCCGAGTACTCACAAGCAACTAGGACCCTCACAGAATCTCACAGAAGCCAGCAGCACATGCCAGCTCTTGAGTTCCAGTGGTGGTGTCTTCCAGCTCAAACTCACTCAGCCTCGCCCAGTCAATCTGCGCGGGGCTTTTTTGCACCCATTCGTGATAAGTAGCCTCATCACATTCTTGATAGGGTGCCTGCTTATAGGTGTGTTCCGAGTGAGGCAAGAAGCTAACGCCGCTGAGAACGTCCCAGTTGCGCCAGACCCAGGCCTGCACATCCATCCACTCGTCTTCCTTCACACTGATGGTGATGGAGGGCTTGTGTTCACACCATTCTTCCTGGAGCGTCTTCCAGATGTCCAAATGCTCGATAGCGGTAATGTCAGCGCGAAGAGTTGCGCCCTCAGGAGCTCGCTGGGGGAAACTGAACACCACAGTGTCATTGGGTTTCGTGACGTCCGGCTCATTTGGGACTCCTTGTTCGATGAGGAACTGCGTGAGGGGGTCTTTAACGTCACCCCGGACGGTCCGGATGTAGAAGGCGCTGTGTCGAGGATGGATACCGCTGGCACTGTCAACCAACTGTGAGACGGTCCCGGATGGCTTGACACAGGTAGTGGCCATCGACTGGGGGATACCCAGAGCTTCAGCCCAGACTTTATTGGTCTCTACGACTAGATCACGAAGCTCATTAAGAAGCTCTTTGTCATAGCAGAGAGTCTTGTGGTCAAGGATACCTGTGAGGGACACCCCGAGCAACCGTTCTTCCTCCGTGTTGGTTTGCCAGACCTTGCGGAGATACTTGAAGTTGGTAAGCGTAGACTGCAGTGTCCCTAGGATAGCGGCTGCAATTGCTTTGTCCCGGAGGGTGGCTCTGGTATCGTCGTGACGCACAACGATTTCAGATAGGTTACAAAATTGATAGGGACGGAGGATGATTTCTGAGCAAGGATTAGTTCCAAAATCATGGCTCGGGTCCCGTCGTCCAAACTTAGCTGTTTGTCGCTGAGAGGCGTCTCGGCTGAACATTCCTCGTTCGCCGCTGTGTGAGTCATAGAGAGCCTTCCATTCCCCCAGGAACACGCTTGTATCAGGGCGTCCGATATAGGTTGCTGAGTTGTTCGCTAGGGCTCGCTGGACATTGTGTTCCCACCAGTTCCCGCTCTTGGCCCCTCGCATCCTGTCATCATTGACATCAGACAAGGAGATCATGGCCGAACGGCGAACACCGCCGACAACGACGACCTCGCCAATCTTGCACATGATGTCATGGCATTCTAGAGTGGAGAGTCTTCGTCCTTTTGCTTTCTTGAAAGTATCGACGACAAAGTGGAAGAGGCTCTCCAGTGGTTCAGGCCCACTTGCCCGACCCCCAAAAGTGCGTAGTCGCTCTCCTGCACGTCGAACTTTTGTTGTGTCCCATCGCGGAATTTGACCAGTATAGAGGAGACCAACAAGCTCTCGCAGGGAGCGGGCCCAGCCTTCTTTGGAGTCTGCGACATGGATTGTGGTTTCCGTTTCTTCGAAGTGTTCATTGACAGGGGGCAGCTGGTCGACGTTGCGCTGTTCTACCGAGAAGCCGACCCCCGTCCCACACATGAGGACAAACATAGCCTCGTCGAAGGCGCGTGGCGAGTCAACGGGCATATAGGCACAGTTGTAGCCAGCCACATTGTTACGCTCGAGGGCCGGGCCCGCTGTCATGAGAGCCCGCATCGAAGGCATTACCTCGAGGTTGACAATCTTCTCACGCAGCTTAACGCGGGTCTTCTCGGGAATATGCTGACTAAAAAACCCGAGGTAGCGATCAACTACTTCGGGCCAGGTCTCTCGTCGGTTCTCATCATCCAGCCAGCGACTGTAGCGGGAGGTAGCAATAAAAGTTTGGTAGTCGTTAATGGGTTGTCTCCAAGTTAATCATGTTCATCGAGGTAGCGCAGCCAGTCTTTCTGGCGCTTGTGTTTCGGGAGCGAAGCCGGGACAATTCTCGGTCGATACTTCTGACTATGCAGATCGCGCACGAGTTCGCTCCGTTTCTTCGGCAATGGTCTCGCTGGCTTTCCCGGGCGATGGCCTGTCATCGACTAGGACTCCAAGTGAGGCGGCATCCATGAGGATACAGGCACAGGCTGCTACGTGGGCTAGGTGGTGGACATCGGCATCTTGACTCCGCTCTTCACCGTCCTGGTAGGCCATAATGTGTCGGTACATGGCATCAAGATAGGTCGTAATAGAGACCGGGTCTTTGCGCCAGTTGTAGGGGCCGTACTTGGCAGCCCCGTCGCGGAAAGCCTGGGCGATGTTAAGAATGGCCACCGGCGGCACAAGGCCCACCGGCGGTTTCATCCGACCGACACCTGCTTTAGGGTTGGTGTCCTTAGTCTTCATCTATTGAGAAAATTCCTGTTTCTTGAATGAGCTCTGAGTTGTCCATACAGCGGTCAAAGAACACCTCCCAGATATCTTCAGCTGTAAGGCCTAGGATTTCTGCAAGGCTTACGCCGTCGTATCGCTCAATGAGCCTCTCCCGGAATTCTTGGGTTAGTGTGTAATCCATCTCACTTTAAGCCGCCGTAGGCTTCCTTAATCCGTTTCATTGAAATATGCTCCACATCATAGGAGCCGTTTTCGACACCACGCTTGACTACGACACCGGCGTTCCACATTTGGTTAGCGGGTCCTGCGAAGTCAGCATGATAGTCCTGATACACTCCGACAACACATCCGTGAATTTTGTTTCCTCGGACATCACTTCTGACACAGTAGTCGAAAAGATGGCTGTGACCTTGGGTACAGGATGCGAGTTGTTTGAGGATGAGTGTCTGAGCGTGGCGTTCACCGGAGATTGGTCGTCCCATGATGCCACTTGTGAAGTAATGCTGGTACGTAACCCCGTCAATATTGACTGGAGTGAGGAATGGGTACTCTTCCCATCCATACTCTTTGGATTGCAGATCGGAAAGACCAATGGTGCCCTCGAGAACGGGGTCTCGATCAATAGCCTTAGAAATACGGGCTTCGTGGTTTCCGAGGGTCCTGACGAATCGGGGCAGCTTTTTCTTTTGCCTGCGGATGATCTCAATCATTTTCTCCTGGGCGTCTAGTCCGGCATCAATATCTCGTCGATAACGACGACCTTCAAAGCCTTTAGTCCCTTTATCATAGTGGCACAGTGAGGGCATGTCCCACCAGTCACCGATATCCACAACAACGTCGGGTTTGATGTCGTTGATGAGGTGTCCGAGCCACTGGTATCGCTTGTTGTTGAAGTCGGGGTGTGCATGGCTGTCGGGCACGACAAGGTGCACTTGGCTCCTTTTAGTAATTATGTTGGCGATTATAATGCTCCATTAAATACGCCGAGCCAGCCTCCAAAATATCTGAAGAATCTCGGGCATGTCCGAGCATTAGATTGCACCTATGGCACAAAATACCCCGAACTAGGTTTGTTTCATGGTCATGATCTACGTGCCAATCACGAGTTCCCCGCTCTGAGTCCTGACAAATGGCACAACATTTATTTTGTGATTGCCACATTTGTTCGTATTCAGCTTCGGTAAGACCGTATAGTTTTAGTTTACGTTTGCGCTCAGACTTTCGAGAACTCTCTCGGGCCTTATCAGGGTTGTTGAGCTTCCAATTTCTTGCTTGTTCTAGTTGACGCGCCTTACGCTCTGGCGTCTCCCTGTGCCAACGGCTCAGCTCAGCCATTCGTCAGGTATTCCTTCATGAGCCCATAGGAAGCCATTGCGGGTCGCCCACTCTCCATACGTCTGTTTCTGTCCACTAATTTTTGCGTGTGCGTTATAGAAGACAAAGCGAATATCTAGGTGGGGGTGCTGGTCACGTACCGCGATCATCTTTGCGGCCTCACCAGCACCCCGTCTGAAGTGACCCTTAGACTCAATAACGATTCCATTCGCGAGGACAAAGTCTGGCGTATAGGAATGTGACTGAGTGTAGGGCAACTTCAGTGTCTCGTATTCGAACCCCATCTTGCGTTTCTTGAGGGATGCCGCGAGACTGCGTTCGAAGGCATTACGCATTAGCTGTGGAGCTTAGCCTTAGGCTCTAGGCGCTTGATCGACCGCACGTTGTCCATCGGGGTGGCAAACAGGAGCTTGCCGTCTTCAGTCACTGTGCCAGCGAATACGGGATTAAAGGACAGGAGACCGTGTTCGATGATCTCGGTGCCGTCTTTGAGGGTGAAGTTGTAGTCATAAGTTTGTTCTGGGGCCACTTTGGGCTGCCCATCTAGTCCGACAATGTTTGTCATTGTTCTCTTTCTTAGAAGGTTAGTTCGGGTACTTTAGGTTCTTTGGCGACCTCAATGAGGTGCTTAGGGCCACCGGCGTACAGGAAGGTTCTTACGCCCACTCCACCATTTGCATCAGCCCAACAACGGAACTTGTGAGGGCAATAGCTACACCCAACACTAAGAGCGAGGTTGCCACTAAGACCGTCTGGAACAGCTTCGTAGCAGCGCTCCGGCTCCTCGGAGTCAACCACCACTTCTTTAAGGTGCTCAATGCGCTCTTCAATGCGAAGCCCCTCTGTCTCTTCCTGCGGTACTTTGAGGAGAGCAAGGTGGCCGTTCTGTTTGTCGCCTGCCAGGAAAGCTCCTGGGAGATTGAGAGCCGTGGAGTAACCACCGATTTGGTCGATGTATCCGAACGGGTCGTCATCGGCAAGTGTTCCATATTTAAACTTCTTGAAGGCGTAGGTCGATGCAGATTTAACGTCTACAACGTGGCCATCAATTACTGCGTCGATGTGGCCTTTGATGCCGTTGATTTCGACTTCGGCTTGCTCTTGGGAGACTTCGTGTCCGGCTGCTTTTGCGAGGAAGAGGAGGACGGACTCGTAGATGTCTCCGATGAGGAACTTGAGGAGCGTGTGGGGTTCCAGAACTTCTTTGCTGCCGTCATCATGGAACTCATACCAGAGCTGACGGTCCGGCTTGCCCAGATTGGACATGCGAAGAGTAGCAGCACGAGGGTCGGCAGCAGACCTGAGACGACTTGATACCACGCTGGCCAAGTCTGCAGCAAATCCGCTGACCAGTTCGTCGCTCGGGTTAGCGCCATGTCGAAAGAGATCATAGATGTCTTCAACGAGGCTTTCAATTTGTTTAGCAATAATTCTTATCCTTTAAATTGGTGCACGGTCGGCCCCATACCCGTCGCCCCCGTGCAGCACCTCCACGCCTAATCGCCGGAGGGCCCCTTCGTAGTTAGCCTTCGTTGAAGAAGTCGTACATCTCTAGGATGGCGTCTTGGTAGCCGTGCTGATAGTCAGAGTCGGCCGGATCATCGTCAAATGTCGACAGAGTCTCTTCGAGATACTGAATGACGTCGATCTTGTCCTCCATCACTGGGTCCAATCTTCGACAGTGCCATCCTCATTATAGGTCGGCAGGTCCTCATCATCACCGCTGCGACCTTCGTAGGCTACATGCTCCACGACCTGCATCTTGATGAGACCAGGCTTCGTCTCGCCCTCGTACTCATTCAGAGCGATCTTGAAGTTGCAGACCGAGCCATTGCCAATGAGAGCCTTCTGGTCCCACGGTTGACCCTTTTTGTTGACGACCTCGATGGGCTTGCCAGCCGAGCCGTCCTTCTTCAGTTCACGACGCTTGAACGTAAGGAAGTCCCCGCGATCATCGTCTTTATTCTTAATGGCTGACTTCGACATGCCAGCCTCAATGAGCCGCGCTTTGGTCGGAGCGTCAATGCACAGATCGACGGACCATTCTTTGTATTGCTTTTTGTAACCCCAAGCGGGAGCGCCAAGAACTTTGGCGTAATGTACTGGACCTTGAATAACCAAGTTTGTTTTCCGTTTCTTATTGTTTGTTGGTTGGCAAAGGATACAGGACTCGAACCTGTCTATCCGGTTTTGGAGACCGGTGCATCGCCCCTTAATGCTTATCCCTCAAAGGTGGTTGAAACCTTATTCTATATTATAGCATAATTGACAAAGAAGTCAACTAGAAAATAGCGTGATCGTAGCGGCCTGCTCTTACCTTTTCGTTGTTATAGCGTTCGCGAAGTTCTGCATAGGCTTCTTGAAGGGCTTTGAATGCCGCTTCAAGTTCGGCCCTTGACATTTTAGAAATATGTGATATAATATTCTTGCCCCGAAGGTGAATAGGTGGGGTCACAGGACATTCCAATAGTGATCCTCTTCTTCCTTAGTGAGTTTCCGCCCAGGAGTACCCGACTTTGTAATCACCGTCGAGGGGGACGCTAAACCCGAGCTCTTCGCCAGATGCAACAATGCTCGCAACTGCCAGCTTGCCAAACTCTTCAGCGTCAGTGTGTAGGACGTCGTGTTGTCCTTCGTCATGGATGTCTCCAACTTTCATTTGGTCGATGCCTTTCTCTTCACACCAACGGTCGAGGATAATAGAGGCTACCTTCATAGTGATGCCACCGGCTGATTGCAGCTTACTGTTAAGCGCTGCGTGCGGCGAGAGGCACCGGACATAGCCACCGTCAATGGTCTGAATCCAGCCCGAGGCTTGCTCGTCCTGGGCCTCCTTGATGGCATTCTCGAGGCCTGGGGTGGTCTTCATGAGAACCTCACGGGCCATCTTACCGAAGCCCTTGCCTTTGTTAGCAGTGGCATCTAGGCGACGGTCCTGTGCCCCGTAGAGGAAGGCGTAGAAGACGTTCTTAACGATTAGGTCGCGTTCTTCGGGGGCAAGACCGAGGTTCGCCGTGTTGACCGCGTGGGGGTCCCCGTGAATGTACAGTTCTGCTGCAACAGGGTCACGAAGGTAGTGCCCGAACATACGCATTTCGAGACCTTTGGCATCGTAGCCGACGAGCCTTCGTGTGGTTCGGTCAGCAACTGTCCACAGTTCTCGACATTCTTTACCATATTTTACCTTTGGTTTAGCCTTGGGGATGTTGGCCGTGTTTGGGTTGAAGTGGGTCATGCGGCGAGTAATAGCGCCACAAGTAAGGACCCGACCCCGCATACGGGAGTCTTCACGGTCTACCGCATTTAGCCATGTCTGGAGCATTGAGGCACGTCCAGACAGGACAAGCCAGTCGGCAATGGCCTGAGCCTCGGGTACGCCTTTCTTAGAGTTGGCGAATTCGACGAGGGTATCTTCATCGACGGACCAGCCGCCGGTCTTGGTCTTCTTGGAGGGTTTGAAGCCTATGGAGAGGAGCTTTTCGAGTCGTTGTGGAGGCGACCCGATGTTGAACTCTTTCCAATCAAAGACTTCATAAGTGCTTTTGTCCTCGGCAAGTACGAGTTTGGGGAAGGTTGCAAGATGTCGTTCAAACGATGCATAAGGTTGTCCATCTGCTCGTATTCGGTAGTCGTAAACTCCTTGCGTCTTGAGCACAGGTGGAAAAAGTTGCTGAATTGGCCCTGCAAGCGCGCTCTGCTCTGCTGATACTCGTTGATGGAGACGTTCAGCTCCTTCAATGTCGAAGTAAAAACCGTTTCGTTCTTGCTTGTCGACGACGACTCGGATGTCATGTTCGATACGGCAGCTTTTCTCTGAGAAGCCTCGCGCTTGCATTCTTTTAGTAAGTGCAAGGAAGACACGCTTGGTAAGGCGTACATCTTGTTTACATCGCTCCAACATTTCTGGTGAATACTGGCTCCAATCTTCGTGAGCCAGCTTGGGGAACTTCATGCGCTCGCCCCAGGCCTCTAGGGAGTGACCCTGAGGCATCCTGGGGTCATACATGTAGCTCAGGACAAGAGTATCTACTACCCTGTCATATGGGATACTGCAGTCCCACAGCCGATTAAGATTAGGTACGTCAAAGCTGAGGAAATTATGACCCGCGAAGTAGGACTCACGGTTCGCAGTGACGAACCGATTGAACTGTTCAGGATCGGTGAATACGCAAACTTCGCCTGTAGCTGCATTCTCTGCAACCACCACCCAAACTCTAGATGGTTTAAGGCTGTCTGCTTCGATGTCGAGGACCCAGTACTTCGAGAGGTCTTGGTGGTTAAGATACATTTGTCTCCTATGCCCACGGCGCATCAGCGGGAACACCGCCGCCGCCTCCGTTTTCGTATTTCATGATTTCCTCTTTGTCCAGCTCACGTAGACGTCCAGACATGTCGTCGTAGAATAGGTAGACACCTGGACCAGTCCTTCCACAGAACCGATTCTTCTGGACCACGACCTTAGTGACATTACGTCGCCACGGATCGGCATCCTCTTTAAGACGAGACAGCTTAACGACAATATTGGATATTTGTTCAGGTCCTGCTGAAGACCTAATTTGTCCTTGTCGGTTTTGATGGATAACGGCAACCACTGCAATGTTAAGCTCCATACATAGCGTCTTGAGCTTGGTGGAAATCTCATCGAGCTGTTTCCTTTCGTCGCCATCTTGCCCGGAGACAATGATAGACAGGTGATCTAGGAAAATGTACTTGCACCCTAGATTGTGCATGTGTCGGATTTTCGCTAGGACCTCATGGATGCTGTTAGAGCCAAAGTGGTCCCAAACAACAACACGCTCGCTGTTGATAATAGCATCATAATAGGTTCTGAGCTCCACGGCATCGACGCTAGCACGAACATCGGGTAGATGGAGAGGCTTATCAGCACTAATAGACATAAGCCCAAGAGCGGTATCCGTGTTGCTTTCTTCGAGGTGGAGGAACCCAATGCCGTAGCCAGACTCGATACACTTTTTGTCAGAGAGGATAAAATGCTCGATCTCCTTGAGGTAGCTGGTTTTGCCGACGCCTGTGTCGGCTGTGACAAGTACGACCTCGGAGAGCCGGATACCGTAGGTCATTTCGTTCATGCCTTCCCACGGGTACGGCACGGTCTCGTAGTTTTTGGGGGTGCTGATTTCGTCCCACATGTCCTTGCCCAGCTTGAGACCGCTGGGGGTAAAGGTCGGGGCAGCCCACCATTCCTTAGTGAACTTAGTGGCCCAGCCTTCGACAAGGTAGTCATTGGCGTCCTTGGCATCAGCCAGCGTCAGGACACGTACCTTGCCGATGGGGAACATCTGGGCCACTGCGAGTGCTGCTTCTTGCCCAGGGTAGCGAATGGTGCCGTCGGGTGCTACCTTGGCCTCATCCTTGTCGAAGCAGATGACAATAGATTCAAAGGAGTTTAGATACTCGAAGTTCTCAGCGCAGTCTCGAGGTGCTGTTGCAGCATTCTTGACACTGACGACGGGATACTTGCTTCCCTGCATTTCGTACGCAGCCATAGCATCGCATTCTCCCTCGACGAGGGTGATCGCCTTAGCACTGCCCGCTGGGAATACCTGCTGTCCAAAGAGCGAGGCGTGCCCGGACTCACCTTCCCAAAGGAAACCCTTCGTACTTCGCCGCCGCAGCTTATTTGCAATGTGTACCCCGTCTCGGGTGTAGTAAGGGTAAACGTGCTTGACTTCATTTGTCTCGTCCTGGACGGCGGTGACACCGTACTTTTGGGCTGCTGATGCACTGATGCGCCTGTCGGCCAGTGCAACAAAAGTGCTGGGAACGGGCCTGATGGTTCTAACTGATGTCAGTTTTCTCTCCTCCACTTTTTGAGGTGGATTCTTTTTGTCAAAGGGGTTGTTGCCTTTACAGGAATGGCAGTGCGTGCCCCATTCAAAGAGCACGGCTGCGTCGGAGGAGCCACACAGATCACACGGCTGGTGGGTCTTAAGTGGTTTGGTCAATTGCCTCCTTGATCATAGGGAACTGAGCCAAGATTAGCTCACGGGTAGCTTCAGCCACCTCACGATGTTCTTTCTGGGTGGCGGGGTCGCATCGCACAGACCAATAGTGAATCCAGCTCCGAAGATCACCGTTGATGTACATCCGGCTGGGTATGAGACCCTCGGGTAGAAGGGCTCTGGCGACTTCTTTAGCGATGCCAATATCGAGGGCAGTTCGATAGGATGCGAGGCACGTAGCTCGAACCGTCGCGACCAGCCTGTCCCAAAGAAATTGTTTCGTCTTGTCGACAAGAGCCAGCGAGTTTTGCCGATTTGCTGTATCTTGAAGTCGACCCTCCCGCTGTGCATAGAGGTCTTCATACTTTGCATAGCGTCCCGAGAATTCTTGGAAACGGAACGAACGATGTCGAAGTATCTGACGTCCAATATCTCGCGGCACTTCAATGAGGACACAGGCGTTCACCATTTCGAAGGGGGACCAATGCTTGTTACGCATCAGATAGGCGATCAGGCGAGGTGCTGTCGCGTTGTTGTTCTCGTTGGCTGGATTCGACACCCGAGCCATGCGGGCCACCAGCTTATCGCCGTTAGGTGTCGACCAGATTAGATCAGCTTTCAATCGGCATTTCCTCTTCGTTGAACTCCTCATCGGTGACGAACTCGTAATCGTCATCCTTCTCATTGACCATTTCTTGGATAACGGCCTCACAATGGCTGCAAGGTTTGATCTTCATGTCGCGGTAGTCGAGGGCGGGCTGCTCAATCGGAGACCCGCAGATGTAGCAAGGGGTTATTTTGTTAACCTTCTTTCTTAATTAAACGCATTAAAGAAACAGACAGAGATGCCGAAAAGCCCGATGCACGCCGTGCAGATGTTGAAGACGAAGTAGGTAGGCTCACGCCACCAAGAGTCATAAGTCCACATACCTTTCCCGTAGAGAACTTCAAGCGTCAGTGGGACTGAAACGGCCCACACCCACATGATAGCCGGGACACCTAGGAGCCAGAGAAGATTCATTACAGGTATCTCCGGAAGGCGTTGGCATT